ATTACCTGTTAAGATCTTTGATATCGTATGCATGTTCCCTTACCTGGTCTGCTAGTTGTCTATATAAATTTTCTGCCATATCCCACGTTGCTTCTGCTGCAGATAATCTTGTAGCAATTTCGGTTAGTTTATCTTCTGCTACTTTTAAATCTCTTTCAATATTTACAAGAGTTGATTTGTTTGCTTCTATTGTATCCGTAAGATTAAGAACATATCTTACAGATGTAAATGTTCCTGCTAATATAGCTGCTACAACAGGAACAATTACAATATTCTTTTTTACCCATTCAAATCTGGATAATTTACTTTTAAGTTGTTTCTTTGCCATTACTTATAAAAACCTTTAAAAATCCATTTAACATACTTGTCCCATAGACTTTTAATTTTATCCCAAATTTTTTTAATCATGTTTTTTCTCCTCAATTTCGTAGAAGAACTTATCAGTATCTTCTGTTTTCCATTGACTTGTGTTTTCTACATTCCACTCAGAAGTTTGCACTTTCCAGTCTGGAATATTATCTTTTACTGTAAACGAAGGTATATCCCAAATGCATCTATTGTTAGGTTGTGCTGCATAGTTCCCGTCGTCAAGGGCTATGATGTGAGCACATTTGTGCTCATGCGGAATCTCTGAATGGTCCGTGTCAAGTATATTACTTTCAGGATGAGCAAAGTCAACCGTAAATAAGTACTTACCGTGGTGCCATTTTTTATCTTTTCCTATGTATTTACCAGCTTGTGCTTCTAAAATATCCCAAGAATGAACAGCAGGATAATAGCTGAAACAATTCCATAACTGAAGCTCATCAAGTCTGCGTCTAGGAACTTTTTCTGGATCAAAGCCTCTTTGAATAAACGCAGATATCGGTAGACGATAGTAGACAGCTCCATTTTCCATAATACAATGAAAAAGGATGGCACGGCCTGTAATAGCCGAAAGACCAAATATAATACAGTCTTCAACTTCACCAACATGTTTCTTAAGGTCATAAAGATACTCTTTTTTTATTTGTGCGTATTCCGGTGGTATGTTTGCATTTAAGTAAGCCATAATAAATCCTCATTTGATACTGCCCCAGTTGTCACCTTCTTCATAATCTACTTTATTAGGAACTTCAAGTGATACTGTTGACTCCATTATTTCTTTGATCTTATCAGCTTCTTTTTTATTTTGTATAGATATATCTAACTCATCGTGAACTTGTAGATGAGGCAGTATGCCTTCAGCATGTAAATCTATCATAGCCTTCTTTGTCATGTCGGCTGCAGACCCTTGTATCAATCTATTTAAAGCTTTGTATGTGTATGCTCTTTTTATCCCTGGTCCGTGTTCCGCGAGCGCATCATCGTGAGACAATGGCTTGTGAATACCGAACTGATTGGGCTCCCACAAATGGAACCTGCATAACCTACCAAGAAGAGTTCTTACCTTACCCTTACGTTGTGCTCTATTCATCACAGCATCCATAAGTTGTTTAACAAAAGGCACTTTACTGTGATATTGTTTAAACAATTCTTCAGCTTGTAATTTGTTTACACCTAGCTCTGCTTGTAATTTATTTTTACCCATACCGTAAAACAAACCAAGATTGATTGTTTTAGCTTGCGTTCTAGGTATGTTGGCCATATCTGCTACAATTTTGTGAAAGTCTGCATCACCATCTTTATAAGCATCGACAACATCTTCTACAGAATAGAATCCTTGTAACGCTGCGTAGTGCACAACTAGTCTAGGTTCTTGTTGATTGTAATCAAAACAACCCCACTTGCATCCTTCTTCAGGTATAAATAAACTTCTGATCCGTGGTCCAAGGTCTTTGTTTCTTGCTGGTATCTGCTGTAGGTTTGGATTGTTCATACTGAATCTACCTGTAACTGTACCACCACTGTCACCACGTAACTGGTTTATCTCTGCATGTATTCTACCTTTGCCAGAATACTTTAGTATCGTATCCAAGAACGTAGTGTGTGCTTTGTTAATCTCTCTTGCTTTTGCAATCGCTTGCACAATATTATGTGGATGATTAGCTAAAAAGTTTTTAGTAAAACTTGGTGCACCTGTTTTCTCTGTTCTATCATAAGGTAAACCTAATTTATCAAATACTTTAGCAATAGATCTTGCAGCCCATATTTGTACTTCTTGTCCAGTTTCTGCATATATACCACCCAACAGTCTATTCTCTTCTTCAACCATTTGTTTTTTCTCTTCTGCTGCACGTTCAACATCTACACGTACTCCTAAAAATCTCATATCAACAAGAACAGGAAACAACTTAGTTTCCATTTCAAAAATGTTTCCAATATCTTGATGCATTATTTCTTTTTTTAACTCCTGCCATAGCTCCAATGTCAGTTGGGCGTCACGCTCTGCGTAAGCACCAACGTACATAGCTGGCAGCTTATACATCTCTGCTTTTGGATCTACACCCCAAGACTTTGCAGCTTCATATAATGCAGATTCATCTTTACCTTTACCAACGTAATCTCTACCGCAACCATTTAAATCATATCTAAATCTATTCTCATCTATCAACGATGCAGCTATCATTGTATCTACAATCGTTCCGTTTATTTTTAAACCCAATGCTCTTAACCAACATACGTCATACATTGCGTTGTGAAATATTTTTGTAGCTGGTGTATTAAGCTGATCTTGCAACCATTTTAAAACTACTTTACGATCCATATTACCACCACCTTCGTGAGCTATTGGATAGTATGCACACCAATCGTGTGTTGCTAATGATACACCTACAACATCACCTTCGCCTACAACAGAACCAGATCCCATTCTTTTATTTAAGTTTGGATCTTTTGTTTCTAAGTCGATAGCAATCTCGTCATATTTACCTAGATCAGGAAAGTCTGTTGGTGGTATCCACTCTGTCTGTGGTTTAAAGATCGGTATCTGCATCATCGCCCTCGTGTTTACATTCACCGGCTATTGCCATGTACGCAGCTGCATCTACATAGGTGTCTGATGTTGGTTGACCAAATTTTGTTCTAGCTACTTTTAACAAAGCCATCATCACAGCAGCATCGTGTGCCGTTATCTCTTTATCTAAATATGCCGTCCATAGTTTTGCTATGTTTGCATGGTTTATTATTTTATCACCATAAGTTTTTGCTCTAGGTCCTATGATAAGTTCTCTCGCTAACTTTAACGCATCTTCTGTTTTCATATTTTGTATCCTTTATAATTATCTTTTGGTCTGATGATATGTAAATGAGTTTTAGTTCTAGTTGCACCAACATAGAATAGTCTGTTCTCATCATCAGGATTTTGTTCGTAGTTTCTTATCGTGTTTCTTGATAGATCTGTCAGGAGAACTACGTTATCCTGCTCACCACCTTTTACTCCGTGTATCGTTGATAAAATAATACGTGGAGTAGAATTTAATTTCTCATCATTCTCCCTCATTCTTCTTATATATCTTATTTTTTTTCTAGGTGCACTATCAAAAGCTTCATACCAAACCTTATCTGTCTTCAACCATAGTCTTTCTCTAAGTCCAGACAATTGATACATCGCATCCTTGTCCATATATTTTAAAGAATTCTTATCAAAATTATTTTCGGACATATACGAAGCTATCCTTACAAGTTGATCATAATTTATATCCACACCTTTACGAACATCTTCCCAATCTGTAATTGCTTTGTACAAATCTTGTTCTTTATTTGTTTTAAATTTGTTCTCAAAATACAATCCTTGCGAGTGTAATTTATCTTCAATATCATTTAACATAAATCTAGTTCTAGCTAACACTAGCCAATTACCTTTTTTCATGTTAACTTGTTCAAAGTCATCATAATATGAAAGTAAACCTCTTTGCGTTTTTGGTCTCCACTCTTTTGGTAATCTATGTTGTATTTTGCTTACTATCTTTGAAGCAACATCATGCACAACCTGTGGTATTCGGTATGACTGTGTTAATTGCATCACCTTACCCTTCTGTGCAATAAAACTATCTACGTCTGCACCAGCCCATCTAAATATAGCTTGATCATCATCGCCTGCAATAAATGTATCTTGAGTCTTATCCCATATAGATTTTGCCATCTGCCATTGTGATGTAGATAAATCTTGAGCCTCATCTATAAAAACAACATCAAATTTTGGAGACTTATCTAATTTAATAAATTCTGTAATCATGTCAGCAAAATCAATTAAACTATAATCTTTTTTGTATTTATTAAGATCATATATAAACTGTTTTAAATCGTTGACTGAAATATCTTGTGTGTGTTCTTTTAAATTGTATTGTCTCTCTGGAGTAATACCCCGTAGTTTAGCCATCTGCACTATACGAAGTAAATCACTTTTAGTTGTAAACAATCCAGTGTGTTCATTATCGTATTCATGATAATCTAAATTGTATTTAGTTTTTTTACCTAGATCTTCGTAGTGTCTACGTTGCATTACATCTTCTTTCTTAATACCAAGTCTTTTAAATGCTAATGAGTGTAGTGTTCTGAAATAAGGTAAGTCACCTTCAGTAAAATTAAATTTTGACATAGCTCTGTCTCTTGCTTCGTGTGCAGCTTTCTGTGTAAAAGAAAAGTAACCAATCTTATCTGGATCAGTTTGTTTTAAATACTTATCCACTTCATTAAGTAATGTAGTTGTTTTACCTGTACCTGGTGGTCCTAATACTATTGTTTTCATATATTCTTAGTTTTAAAAGCTAAAGTTAATCTAGTGGTATTATTAGTGGGTGGATTTCCTTTATGAAAATCTAAAGCGTTAAAATAAATTAATCTGTTAAATTTATATTCTACTCTTGGTTGATTAAATATTTCAAACTCTCCACCTTCTACGTTTTTTGAAGGCATATAAAGAAAAGTAGTGTCTCCATCATCTTGATGAAAGCTTCCTCCATGACAAGAGTAATGACAATTTACATAACTTCTTAATAGATTTACTTTTTTAACTTTATTAATTTTAGAATGCAAAAAAAGAATAATAGGATCGTGAATAGATAAATGAGACATTAAAAAACTAGACTCTGTTGTGTCAGGTCTACTGCTGTGATCTAAACTATATAAAATATTTTTTGTTAAATGAACAGAAAGAAATTCTGCTAAATCAGGCTCTAACCAGTTATCAATTATTTTTGTTTTCATAATAAATGTGTCATCAAGATAGTAGCAATACAAATCACAGTAATGATTGAAATATCGCTTTTGAATGATGGTCTTCTCCTCAAAATGCATCCTCCTTTTTAAATACTCTTTCTTTTATTTTAATATCTTCTTTTTCAAATTCTTTTAACTTGATAACAGATATTTTCTTTTTACCTATTGTCATCCTTGCAACCTCACAATTACAATGTTCGGTAAGTAAAAAATTTGTAACATCATATTTTTCTGACCACTTGTGTCGGTGTAAAAATTTATGAAAGAACTCACCAAATATAAAGTGATGATAACCGCCTTTATTCCATACATTACCAGATTCCATATCTTCTTTAGTCGAACCCTCTGCAGTCCTACTTGTACAATAGTTCTCTAAGTGCTGTGATAGTTGATCTAGTTTTGATGCACCTGCTGGAGCTTCTACTAACTCAGGGTTAGCCATCAAAGCTGTCACCATAATATCATAGTCTTTTGGTTTTAGTTTAGGTGGATACTTATGTATTTGATCCATACACGCTCTAACAAACAATCTCTGTTCTTGTAATTGTTCTGATTTTAATTCTACTCTTTCTCCATCCACATTTAATCTGTAAATAGGTGGATCTAATTTTACAATTTGTAAATCACTAAGTTGTGGAAATAGTAACTGTGAGCCAATACCAAACTTTCTCGTCTTACATAATTGTTTATCACAATGATTACACATAGGTTCTTCTGTGCATTTAAAACCATAATCTTTATTATCTTTCTTTTTTCTCTCTATGATGTCGTCTGTAAGTGGTGTTGTAAAATATTTATGGTTGAATGTGCTTAATTTGTTACGCCACTCTTCTGGCCATTTCTTTTTAGCATAGACCATGTACTGAAATAAAACTCTGTCTCTACCATCTTCTAATTTTTCCCTTGTCAAAGATTCTAAACAAGGTGGTCCATCATCAAATTCTGATGGTGGTCTTTGTATTTTTAAGTCTTGTAATTCTTTTGGAGATATCTTTACTATGTTTTCTAAAAAATCTGAAATTGTAACAGCTTTACCTGAAGTGTCATAAGCATATCTTGTTGTGTTCTTGCAATTAAAGTATGGTAAGTTTAAGAAATTTCCTGTATCATCTTGCGATTTTAATTCAATTTGTTTCGGAAAAACTTCAGCATTACCAAACCCAAGTATAGCACTGACAGAAATTAATTTATCTCGCATTAATTTTGCAGGTACAGATTCTGTTGTAAATAAAAATATATGTGCACCACCACTTTTTGATCTACATGTCATTAAAGGTAGTTTGTATGTGTTTATCTTTTTAATTATTTCTTTATGATCAAGAGTGTACTTGTCTACATCGATACAACCCCATCTACATTTATTTTCTTCATCAATAGGTATAATACCTAAACTAGGTTCAATACCGTTTAAATGATTTTGCCAAAGCTCTTCTGTTACTGGTTCTCTTTTTACAAAGGACTTGCCTTTTATTTTAAGTCCATCGGCACCTTTCTTGTCCACATAGGTGCAACCATGTGCTCGCTCTAATCCTTTAAATATCTTTCTAAAATCTTCCATAATTATTTTGCGGAGCCGGCTCCAGTCTCCCATCACCGGCCCCTATCTTCCTAGGAAGTTATTAGTACGGTGAATCGGATTTGGATTCTTGCTCTCCGTGTTTTACTTTAACATCACCCTTTGAAACGTTTGCTCCAAAGTCTTTTGCTATTTTGTAAATACCCGGATCACTAATAGGACCAACTCTCGCTACATCCCAACCAAACCAAGTGCCCTTGTCGTTAGACTGTTGCACTGTTTTTAGTTTATAAATGTGGCTATATGTTGGCGGTGTGAACATACCGTTTTTACCTTGCATCTTCAAACCCATCATCATTGAATTCCATTTTCTACTAACTTTTAATTGAGTAGCTTTCATAGATATCAACGCTGTAGTTGGACTATCACCAAGTATAACTACGAAGTGACTAGCTGTGTTTTCAAGATAGTTACCATTAGATAATCTATCTTTATTAAACTTGTCTCTTGTAGTTGACGGTAAGTCATCTCCAGCATCATATATTTTTACTGGAGCACCTTGACTCTCACCTCTATCCTGCCATTCGATGTGCTGTCTTTTATAGTGCACTGGCACGACATCTATCCCTTTAACGCCATCATAAACCTCGCCTGTAACGGTGTTTATAATCATGCCTGGTTCTGCCCCCTCGACATGTTTAGCATCTCGCTTATTGCATTCAGGAGATAGTTGGCCAAGAACTTTTAAGAACGGTAACGCAAGATCTTCTTGCGTCATGTTCAAACCTTGACCTGCATCAGCTTCAAATAAATTTGTGCTGATCTCGTTTTTCTTTTTTGTTTGTACTTCACTCATGGTTATTGTTTCCTTTTTATTGTTGTTTTATTTCCAACATAAATGTTGAAAATTTCCGTTGGCATTTCTTTACCCGCCTCCATACGCTCACGGACTAGCGCTTTCAGAGTCATGGGCTCGACTTTCAGCTTTTGCATCGGTTCGAGACCCTGACCCTTCGCAAGTTCGGCATAATCAGCCGCCTTGTTATCCTCGTTACGACCGAACGACACGGATATCTCATTTTTGATTATGTCGCCCAGGCCATTCTCACGAAGCCAGTTAAACGCCTTCTCTTTATTTGCTTGAGTAATAGTGGCGCTGTAATTTGTTTTAACTTCTATTGATGATCCATCCTGTAGTTTTAAAAAAGATAAACCCATTTCAGACAACATTGTAGGTATAATTTCACCAGACAAATGTTCTATGTCTTTTTTAGTTTTCTTTACAGAATCTTCTTGAAGTTCTAGTTGTGTTTGTTTAGCTTGCATCTCTTTAATTTTGTCTGCAAGTTTATTAATATTGGTTGTTTTATCCAATACTTGTTCCTGATCTTTCTCAAAATCAATCGTCATTCTTTGCTCCTGTTCCGTAAACATCAATCTCTATTGGGTAGTATCTTTTTTCTTGTCTATCCCACTTCAAGAGATTGAATCTACCGTTTGTTGTTTCTGATATCAAACAGCAGACTACACCTATTATAGCAGGATCACCTGTTAATAACAAGTAGTCTGTTGGTCTGAAATCTCTTATAAGATTTTTCAGTTTCATTATCAGTGGTCCAGGTGAAAAAATCATTTGTGATCTTTCATCTAACAAAAATTCTAGATCGCCATATTCGGCTGCACCTATAATATTAAATTTAGGGCGGCCTTCTCTTGTGCCTGCAATTTCTTGCACGACATAAACTTTAGGCACTCTATCTTTTTTTGCCTCTGAATAATTTATACTTTCTTTATCTTTCATACTTGACTTTTTATTATAATCCTATATCTATGTCAATAGAAAGTTATGAAATATAAATTTAAAATGAAGCCGTATGCGCATCAGTTAACTGCGTTAGAAAAATCTTGGAATAGAGATACATTTGCATATTTTATGGAAATGGGTACTGGTAAAACAAAAGTGTTAATTGATAATCTTGCTATGCTTTATGACAAAGGTATGGTAGATGGTGCCTTAATTGTTGCACCTAAAGGTGTAGTAGGCACTTGGTACAACCAGGAGTTGCCTGCGCATTTACCAGACCATATAGAGAATGTGACCGTTTTGTGGCAATCAAACATAAATAAAAAACAACAAGATAAACTAGATCAATTATTCAAAACAGGTCATGAACTGCACATATTAATTATGAATGTAGAGGCTTTTAGCACAGAAAAAGGTTTAAATTTTGCTAAGAAATTTTTAAGGTCTCATAAAGCTATGATGGCTATAGATGAGTCTACTACAATAAAAAATCCAAAAGCTAAAAGAACTAAAAACATATTAGACTTAACAGACTTATGTAAGTACAGAAGAATAATGACAGGTTCTCCTGTAACTAAAAATCCATTAGATCTTTTTACACAATGTTATTTTTTAGATCCTTTTCATTTAAATCACGAGTCTTATTATTCTTTTAGAATGAGATACGCTGTAATGAAAACAGCTCACATATCTGGCAGAGCTATACAACTAGTTGCCGGTTTTAAAAATTTACCAGAACTATCTGACAAATTAAAACCTTTTTCTTACAGAGTGTTAAAAGAAGATTGTTTAGATTTACCAGACAAAGTTTACATAAAAAGAGAAATACAACTTACACCAGAACAGCAGAAACTATACAAACAAATGAGACAAGAAGCTTTAGCTACATTAAATGGTAAAACAGTTACAACTATGACAGCTCTTACACAGTTGATGAGACTACATCAAATAACTTGTGGTCATTTTTCTGCTGATGATGGCAGCGTTCAAGAAGTGAAAAACAATAGACTAGCAGAACTGTTAGATGTGTTAGAAGAAACAGAAGGTAAAGCTATTATCTGGGCACACTATCAACACGATGTTAAAAATATATTTAAACTATTGGAAGAAAAGTATGGTCCGGGTTCCGCGGTTCATTATTATGGAAAGACGTTACCTGAAGAACGGGACTATGCAATCAAGAACTTTAAGACAAATGATAAGGTTAGATTCTTTATAGGTACTCCTGCTACAGGTGGTTATGGTATTACGTTAACACAGGCTAGCACAGTTATTTATTATTCTAATGGATATGATCTTGAAAAAAGAATGCAATCAGAAGACAGAGCACACAGAATAGGGCAAAAGAAAACAGTGACATACGTAGATATTATAGCAGAAGAAACTGTAGACACAAAGATTGTAAAATCTTTACGTAAAAAGATAAATATAGCTTCCAAAGTTATGGGAGAAGAGTTAAAGTCTTGGATATGAGATATCCTTATTATATAAGAATAGCAATCTTACTGTGTGTGGGTGCCTTTGCACCAATAGGAATTCATCACATTGTGTATAAACTTTGGGATGTTAGTGTTCTTAGAGCCGCAGAAATAACATTTATACTATGTATTCCGGTAGCTTACTGGATGGCTAGTAAGATCAACGAGCGTTGGCACGATGATCGCGAAGACTAAGTTATAAATCTTTCTAATAGAATTATGGCCACGGTCCCCACCGCAGCTAAAAGAACCCAGTAGATTTTATCTACTTTACCACCCAATTTGTGAATACCATTATGCATGTGAGCAATATCTTTTTTAACTCCCTTAACATGTCCGTAAAGGGATACAATATGTTCTCTAGTTGTTTTTGGGTCTATCGCCATTAAGTTCTAGTCCTTTGTCTTATAATTTGTTCTTCAGGAGACAATAACGCTGTTTCAGTTGGTGTCAATCCTTTTTGTGGCAGCACTTGGGCAGTTGGTTGTACTATTGGTTGAGCTGATGTTACTTGTTGAGGTAAAGAGGCCATTGGGTCTGGGCCTTCTTCATTAAGATCAAATGATGGAAAGTCATCGTCAAGATCTAAATTTCTTAATTCTCTTAATATCTCTCCTATTTGAATAGCTGTATTACTATCAAAAGGATTGTCATAATCATTTTCATTAGCATTTCTTATGTATGCTTCTTCTAATCCTTCTGGAATATTAAAAGGTTTAAATCTGTTTTGTGTTAAAGCTCTAAACTCACTTTTTAAATTACGTCTTTCAAATATCTCAGCTATCTCTCTTGTGTCATAACCAAGTTCTTCCATAGCCTCAATATCTTTTTTCATTTCTTTCATACCTCTTAATCTTGCTTTATTACCTTTTAAAAAACCATCTATGATCTCTTCTGGTTTTACATTACCGGCTGGTCTTGGTAAAAATGCTCTAGAGTCTCTAAGATTCTTATTATAGTCTGTAATTTTGTAACCAAGAGATTGTGGTATGTCTAATTTAATATTTCTAAAACCAAAGAATCCTCCAATTTCACCAGTAAGATCTAAATCTCTACCTGATTTAGGATCTTCACCAAATATTGCAGCTTGTGCTATTCTTGTAAACTGAGGAATAGAACCCGGTAACAGAGCTTCTGTTACATGTTTTAAAGCTTTGTAGTATTTATTACCTGCAGGTTCTTCATCATTGTAAAGTCTTTGTCCTGTATCAGTGACACCACCTCTTGAAAAGATGTCCTGTAAAGCTTCAAAATAAATAGACTCACTTATAAATGGTTCAACTAATCTAGATATACCTTTGGTTGTGCCTTCAAACAAACCTTTGATTAAAGGTTCTTCATCAAACGCTTCTACGTTTGCTATAACTGATTGCACAGGATTGATTACAGTATCGTATGCAAAACCATGACTAAAATCTGTGTAATATAAATTACCCTCTTTGTCTTTGTTTGGTATAATTGTAGACTCTCTAGACCACTCTGGTAAAAATCTTCTGATAGCTGCTAATTGTTCTCTGGATACACCATACATACCCCTAAATGCTTCAACAACTGTCGGTGGTATAATGGAAACAGCAGTTCCATAACCTATCAATCTTCTTGCTCCAATACTTCGTGTTGCAGGATTTTTTAATTCTTTGATACCTTGTTGCACAATATTGTGTGATGTTCTAATAATCTCTGCAGGGAAAGATACGAAATTACCTAGTGGAGATCTTCTTAAACCTTTTATAAAATCAGAAACATAAGAATAGTTTGGAACTGTATTTCTAACAATACTTGCTGCGTCTTTGGCTAATTTAGTTTTATTTGCTGTTGGAAACGCATTAATTAAATTATCATACTCAGCAAAATAATTATATATTTTATAGAAGTCATCTTCTGCAACATATAGATCTTGTGCACCTTTAAAAGTTTTATTCATTCGTTTACCAAGTTTACCGAACGTTCTTTCAATAACATCACCACCTTTTGCAATATCTTTTAATAATCCTTGAACATCTTGAAATGTAGAACTTGAATTAACAACACCTTCATCTAACAAAAATCTGTAGAAAGCTTGGTCCTCTGGTAAGTTTCTGTACAACAGCTGTGGTTGTATTGTGTTAAAAGATTTTTTAAAGTTATCTAAAATAAACTTAGGATTTTTAAACATGTTACCTGTGCCTAAACTAAATGCTACGGCACTTGTAAAGTTACGCATGTGTGTAAAAGGACTTAATACTGTCTTTGCAACTTGCGCTAAACCTTTGGGTATAGCAATTAAATATCTATACAAAGCACTTTTCATTAAACCCTCAAGAGGAAGTTGTTCAGCAAACTGTATGGCATCTGCAAACTCTTGTGATGTGAATTTACCGTTTAGTGGATTAGTGTAAACTTGTTCACCTAACGGTGATTTAATTTGTAAACCATTTCTACCTCTCATTATTTCTCTGTTTGGTAGTGCATTTCTTGCAGCTCCTGGTGTATCAAAAACTAATTTACCGTTCTTTAATATTGTATTATAGAATTCATCTCGTGCAGACACTCCAGCCAAAGCTTGCATATTGTTTACTACAGTTCTTCTGGCGTCTTTTATCTCACCAAATAATTCTCTAAATGCTTTAACATCTTTTTGTGACTTAACTAAATCTTTTGGATCAAATTTGTTTTGACTTATAGCTTCTGCCATATTTATTTCTTGAACTGCATTATCAGAAAGAGCGCTTTTATTTTCAAATCTAAATACTGGTGCTCTTGTAACCTTATCCATTTTTACATTTTCTAACATTTGATCAACCTCTAAAACTGCTTCTTGTTTATTAGTGTATGGTCTTTTGTTAGCTCTTGCATAGTTCATGAAGAGATCAACAACTTTATCTTTAGCGTCTTTGGTAGGAATATATTTATTTACTTTAAATAATTTTTTGTTTTCAAATATTTTATAGTCATTACTTAACGTGTATTTTAATCTATTACTAAAAAATTTATTTAGTTCGTTCTCACCTACACTTATATTTTTTCCTTGTAGTATTGATGATTTTAAAACATTAAAACTATTTCTTGCGTCTGTAAGCGTTCCTATTAAAGATTCTCTTTGTTGTTTTTTAACACCAATATTATCTAATGATTTATTAAAGTCATTTAATTTTTTCTTATTAAAGTATTGAAACTCAAATTTATTATTCTTTATCGAGTCTTTTCCTGATTTTAAAACATCATCCATTGCTTCAACTATTTTATCAGTGTTCTTAACTTTGCTAGCAACATCCACGGTTTTATCATAAACTGTTTTTAATACTTCGTCGGTATCTCTTAATAAATCTTTAGCCACAATTGCAGAAGATCCTTCTCTACCTTGAACTTTCATAGATGCCTCAAACAATTCTTGTGTCTTTTTACCTCTTGGTCTAAAAGGTGCACCTAAATATTTGTCAACTATTCTTTCAAATACAGAGTTACTGTAAGCTAGTTCTTTACCTTTTTTTGCAATAAGACTTGCAGCCTTACCTGCACCGTATGCAAAAGGTGAAATTAGTATACCTTCATAAAAAAATTTAGCTCTATTTTCTAATCTACGAATAGCATCATCTGAACTAGATGCTCTTTCATCTCTATCTAATTCTGTAGGTAAAGCAGAGATGTCTCCAAATGTTCCTATATCTTCTATATCATATACCAGTGCAGCTCCTGCTGATCCACCTGCAGCTACAGTTGCAAATCTTCCTACTTGAGATGCTCTTTTAGCAGCCTTAGATATATTTTTATTTTTTAATGAAACTCTTTTACCAGTTTGAATTGCTTTTACAGCTTTAGAAGCTATGCCTGCAGCTATTCTTGCACCAGCAGAAGCGGGTATACCAACTTGAACAAGTGCTTCTGTAATTCTACCTGCAGCAGTGTCTCTTGCTTTGTCTTCTAATCCTTGAACAACATCACCTACAACAGAGTCATCTAAAAATTGCTCTAGTCTTGCAACAGCACTATCTTCTATTTGTAAGTTTTCTCCCTGCACAGCATCATAAACTTCTGCTGCAACAGATGTTAGACCTAAAGGTATTTTTACTAATCCTGATCCAATACCTGCAGCTATAGATACAGCTAAATTTGTGTCGTTTTCTTTTTCGGGTTGTGCAAGATCGTAAGGGTCGTATTTCTTTACAGCCATGGTTTACTCCTACAGACTAGGTAGTTTAACCGTATCTGTTATATCTATAAATTGTTTAGTTTTAGCGTCGTATCTTTTTACTTTACCTTTTACAGGTTCAATGTAAACAGCTCCATCTGCATATTTTGATCTACCTTTATATGCATAAGGTTGTGAGATATCAAAAGGAACATCAGGGTTGTCTTCTATAATTTGAACTATCTTTGCTTGATAAGGCGCTGCAAACTCTGCAATGGTTGCAGGAACATTGTCATCTATTAATTGATCTTTAGCTGCTCTGATAGGGTTTCTTTCTTTTAAGAAAGGACTTGCATCTTTCATTCTAGCATCAAGAACTTTATTTAAAGCACCTTCATAGTTACCAAAAAATTCATTACCTTCTGTTTCACTCATAAGTTTTGCAACTTCTTCAGCGTCACTTCTATCTAATGATTTTAATTTAATTTGAAATTCTCTTTCGCTTTGAAGCTGTTCCTCTTGAGCTTTTTTAGCTTGCATTATTTGAAAAGGTTCTTTTGCTGCAGTTGCAGCTGTTTGAAATATATTTGCACCTGGTGTTTGCGACGCTAGATTTAAACCAAAGTTAATTAAAAAATCATTCATACTTGGTCTAAATAACATAGGATCTCTTTTAGGTTGTACACCCTGTGGGTCAGAATTTTTATATCTCTGACGCATACCGTCCATGATGCCAACGTTTTCAACGTCGCCACCCATTCTAAACATTGGTCTTTTTAATATTCTACTTTTCATTATATATTTTTAACCCTTACTGGTCCCATGACGTTACCGTAAATTCCAGATAACGTTGAAAGCACACCTAACGATGATTGTAACGGCGTTGGATTTGGAACAGAAGAAAACTGTTGTCTTCCAGGATAACCACTAATTAGTGATGTAACACCAGATCCAAATGTTCCTAATCTTTCGTACGGTTCAAACGCTTCTAATCTATTCGCTTCTCTTTGTGCATCTAGTACCGCTTGATTCTGTGCTTGTTGGACAGCGCCCACTGATCCTAAAGTACGTATGTCAGAAGATTGTAAACCTGGAACTAATGAAGCCAATCCTGTTTGAAATTGTCCACCTCTTAACTGATCACCAGCTAAAGCTCTTTGATTTAATAAATCTTGTTGTCTAGCAGATTGACCTTGTTGAAAACCTTGTTGTAATAATCCAGCTTGTAGTAATGCACGCTCTCTTGCCGCTCCCGTTCCGAACTCGGAAAGCTGAACGCCTGCTCTACCTGCACCAAGAGCACCAAGTTGTGCTTGTTGATCTTTTATTCTTTGTTCTTGTATCTGTTGTTGTCTGTCAAATTCTCCTAACGAAGCATCTATAACTTGTGATTGATATGGAGACATATAAGATGCAATAGATCCTGCACCTGTTCCTGCTCCGGTGCCTGTTAATGCTTGTGCTTGCGCAATACCAGTGCCAAAATCTGTAGCTGCTTGCTGTGCTCCTGTTACAAATGGTTGATAAGAACCTATACCTTGTTGAGCTAATGTAGCTGCTTGTGTTTGTAATGGGTCTTGTGCTGCAACTGAAGGTGCAATTCTAGATGTATCAATAGGTTGAGCCGTTAACGCTGCTAACTGCGTTCCATAATCTTTACCAAGATCTTCTATAAATTGTGCTGGTAATACTCGTGATTCTGTTATTGCCATTATGCTACCTTATTCTCCAGTTGTTTCATTGTTTTATACATTAAATCTGCTCCTCTATCAACACTTCCTCCACCTGCTGCCCTAACGGCATCAGCTGTGAAAACAAACTCATTTTTAGATAATCTTGCAGGTACATCGTCTTTTTTCTCATATTCTCCTAATGGTACAAATCCACCACCTCTAAGATCCATTTCATTACCACCTAGATTCATAAGACCACCTTCTTCAGCACCTATTCTACCACCCTCAGCTTTTGCTGCTTCTTCGGGTATTAAGAATGGATACTTAGATCTTAATCCTGATAAATCACCAGAGGCATAAGCTGCTTGAACTTCTTTTCTAATTGCTTCTACATCAATACCTGTTTGATTAGATATTCTACCGGTTAAACTTTCTACTTCTTGTTCTTGTTCAGGTGTTAGTACTCCTGCTAGTGCAGATGTTCCTAATATACCTACAGCTGCTTTACCTTTACCTGTTCCTAAAAATTGTGCAAATCTACTTGGACCGAATCCTTGAAACCCTGAATCCATAACTGCTGTTTTTAATGGATTAAAACTTCCTGGGCCAAAAAAACTTGCTCCTGGTAAATTACCTAAAGCAAAACCTTTTGTACCTAAACCTGCTCTTTGAAATGGCCCTATTGCTCCACCACCAGTGTAATATATAGCAGCTGCTGCTAACGCAGCTTTACCTACATCGCTTTTTAAAACTTTCTTAACTGGTTTTGTAATACTTTTAACTATACTTCCTAAACTATATGCTTGTCTAATTGGTCCGCCGTCTGCTAATTGAAATCTTTCAGGTAATGTAAATCTTTGTACAAATTCTTCATAATCACTTTTTTCAGGTTCTATGTCTGTTGGTAGTTTTGGAGCCATGGGCGCCATTGGTATAATAGGTCTTACAATTTGATCATCATTATCACCATCGTCATCATTACGATTTTTAGGACCTTTAGCATTAGGGTCAAAAGCAAAAGGATTCCTATCTATAAATCCCTGATTCTGTAAAGCATTTCCAATACCTTGAGCACTTCTTAAAAGATTATATGGAGGAAAAGCTAATCTTGCAGCTACATCAGCAGCGCTTGTAATTACATCTCTAGCTAAAGTTGATTTTCTTTGCATGGGTTGACCAATAGTAACTGCATCGGGAGCGTTATCTCCTCCTGTAGATGCAGAAGATTCTACACCAGATAAAGTGCCGTAAGAGTCATCTCTTGCAGCTAAATCACCTGATCTAAAAGGTATTCTAGATACTTCTCCACCCTCTGCAAATCTTTGATTGTAAAGCACTATTCCTAAATCATCTATAGCTTCTTGTTGTGACATATATCTTTTACCAGTAATTGGATCCTCTAAACCATCTGCTCTTTGTTGTGCTTCTTGTTCTGCTAAAACTCTATTTCTAACAGCATCTAGTTCTGCAATACCTTCAGGACCACTTGGTAATTTAACAAGAGGAGCATTTCTTTGTAAATCTAATGCTTCTTGTTTTTCTCGTGCAGCTCTTAATCCAGCTTCAGATTGGAGATATCTTTGTTGTGCTAGTTGACCCTGTCTTTGTCTATATATTTGATCTATTACACTGTCTTTCATAGCTCGCCTAGTTCCTACAAATGGACCTTGTGGATTTAACTCATCACCATACAGACCTCCATATGATGTCGCTCCACCTACTCCTATATTTTCTATTAAAAAATCTCTAAAGTTACCACCTCTACGAGCCTCACCCATCTCTCTTTGAATTTCATTTCTAGCACGGTTTTCATTATAAGACAGATTCATTCTAGGATCTATAAGGCTTGCTGTAGGTCTCTCATCTATACTAACTCCACCTTGCTGAAGTAATTGTCTCGCTATTTGTGATCTAGTTATTGCCATTTTATTACACTACTTTGTTTTAGGGAACAAATCAAGCGAAGGCATAATTACCTTAATATCCCTTCTAATCTCTGATTCTGGGATTCCTTTAGCCTTCCATTCGTCCTCTGTATTATATTTTTCTCCTGTTTTCAAGTTGGATATAGTTGTTATTATTTTCTCTGGTTTTATTGTTTGCATTATGTTGTTACCTCTCTTGGCTGTATTTCTAGTATTGAGGCTATGACGTGCAGCTCATTCGCGTCAGAAGCTTGAACTTTTATTATTTCACTTTCTTGAACTACAAGAGGTTGAGTTAAAAGTTCAGTAGTAGTATTTGAAGATATAGCCTTAGTTTTAAATAAACTAAAAATAGTGCCAGATGAGTTAACTAAAGTTATAGTTATATTCGCTCCTGATCCTGCATCTTCAGATACTAAAATTGATTTGACTACAGCCGTAGTAGCCGTTGGAACTGTGTACAGAGTTGTTAAATCTGTTGTAGTTAAGTCTACTTTTTTATTAATAAAACTATTAGCCATTATTGTAAAAAGAAGTTAAATGCTTCTACTTCATCCTTAAGTTCTTGTTGAAACGTTGTATTTAATTTTTCTATCACACCATCAAGATCTCTGACTTGTGAGTCAGCTACAGCTTGATTATATACTTTAGAAGGTCTGGTAAGTGACTGAACTATTTTTGCCATTATCTTCTTCCATCTGGTTGTGTATCTAATCTAAAAGTTCCTAACTTCCAATTTTGACCAGATCCTGTATTTTCTACTTTTAATGCTATGGCTCTTGCTCTTGCTCTAGTGTCCACCTTACTAGTTGATGATGTTATTGTAAAGGGACCAAGTGATGAGCTTGCTGCTGCATCATTAGAGAAATTTCTTAAATTTAAAGTTACTCTTGCGTCACCTGTTTGAGATAAAAAGTCTGGTATAAATCTTCTTATCTTCATTAAAAATTCACCATCACCCCTAAAATCAGCCACACCTGTTTGAGTGCCTCTAATAGTTCTTTGTGTAATATCAAAATCTCCAGATGTTATAGATGCGGTAACAGCTGTAGTCGTAGCGTCTTTAACTTGATCAGTTCCTGTTTCGTGTTCGTAATATGTTGTTCTACCTTCTGTATTACCAACAACATCAAAAGAAGTATCAGTGTCAGCGTCATACTCTAATGCATGGGGTTTACCAAATACTGCAGAGTCTTTCCACATTGTTCTAGATAATGTGCCGATAGTCCAAACTGGTCTTTGTGGCGATGAATCAAAATAATTATATGTAACAACTCTATTAACAACTGCTGAATTAGTTGTTGGATAGAACCAAGATATTTCACCAAACAAGTTATTTAAACCTGCTGATATCATTTGATTACCAGAGTCTAAGTTAATATCGTCAAACACATGATCTTCTACTAAACAAGGTAGTGATTCTAAATTACCAGAGTATTTAAAGAAACCATTTTCAGAAAACCAGTAAGCAGCTCCATCTACTTCGACTACTGCATTTTGTCCAGCTAGCCCACAGTTAGTGCCTGCTTGTGTAAAAGCAAATGTAAAAGGTTGACCAACAAAACGCATTAAGAATAATGCTGTATCTGTGTAAACATAAATTGCATCTCTACCTCTAATAGCTCCCATGATCCGTGATCCGTCGGCCAGTCTCTGTGTACCAGCGTCATTGGTTGCTGTAGGTGTATACGTATTAATATCTTCAATAGCAGAGAATCTTATAAACATATCATCTTGTGTATCGATATCACCTATCGTGGTTTCTGTACCAAAGAACACTAAGTGTCTATCCGGTGTAGATACGAGCATGTGTCTTGATGCAGTTGGTGCATTTGTAATAATAGCTGCTCTAGTTGTAGTTGCATTGGACAAAGATGAGTCCCAAGAAAAACATGCGTTGTTGTGAATTAAACAAATAGCTTTATCACCTAAATTATCTAACGACCACATACCAGGTTCTAATACTAAGTCACCAGATGCTGCTTCACCCCAAGCAACAAAATCAGTTGTATTGGTTATGGTAGCACCATCACTGTGAGATGCAGCTGTTGTGTTTCTAACTCCTCTTGTTACACCTGTTAAAGTATTAGTTGATACACCAGTGTAAGACATTTCTTCTGTGCCTATCTTTATAAAGTTTGTTCCTGTGCTTGGAAATAAACTAGCATCAGTTAATACAATTGTAGTCGTGGAGTCATTTATAGCCCCGTTTAGCGTTGTTGTGATAGCTCCGGCTGCTTCACCACCCCAAGAGCCTAGACCCCACCCAAAACCTCTCTCTTGGACAGCAGAGCCTACAGGATAGTAGTGTTGTACTCTTATACCACCAGATGTAGTGGCTCCTGAGCCCGTTTCGTTTGAAGGCATTGTTATAGTTAAAGTTGTAGTTGTTGGTGTTGTAGTCACCATAAATTTCTTGTCATCAAAATCAGATGACGAAAAATTAGAATCTGTAATCGTAGAGAAGTTATCTAATAATATAATGTCCCCAGGATTAATATTGTGACTCGATGAAAAAGTTATTGTAACAATTGCTGATCCATTAGTTGTACTGAATGCACTTGTAAGAGTTGTTGTAGATTTGATAGGGTGTATGTCATAAAACACACCTCCTGAATATGCGTATAAAATTCTGTTGGTCCCTATAATAGCATACTTTCTACCCAGACTGTTTACGAAATGATGTAACCCTCTGCCTGCACCAGTTAAATGGTTTGTCCCTAATTGACTCCAACCGCCTATTTTTTCAGGGCTACCATATCTAAAACGAACATTATCACAATCTATCCACTGTCCTTCAGCGGTAGTAGCTGTAATTTGTTTGTTGATTCCAGGTGCAAATCCTATTTTTTGTAGCATGCTGTGTTATCCTATTTAGACGAAAGGATTATATATTATAATTTTTTTGATTAAAAGCCTATTTTTTAGGCGGTTCTGATGAATCGTGGGTCTGTATTTGTTTAGTTTTATCGTCAAATCTTTTATGCCAATCGCTGACCATTTTAACCAACATGTTTGAAAAGTGTTTTAATCCAGCAGAATCAAATATTATTTTACCTTTTATAAACAGAGACCATCTCTCTTTCCAAGAAAACTCTATATTACATGATCCATCTTCTTTTTGTCTAAATATCATCTTAATTGACTTTTCCCTATCGCTGAAGGCATTCCATAAAAAGGTCTTTTGTCTCTAACAAAATCTCTGTTTGGTCCATTTTTATTAACGTAATGCAAGAAAACCTGAGCCTGCCAGTCTCCTTGAAACTCTTTTCTAGAGTGTGTTATATCACAACCTTTGTACACCACAGCTTGACCTGGTTTTAAATTTATAGGTTTTTTGTCCATATAAATAGGCCACTCAGTTCCACAAGAACCTATGCAAACCGTAACACTATACTCACATGATGGTCTATCTTTGTGAGCTTTAAGGTCTGCAAATTTAGTGTACATTCTCCAAAAAGAATAAGTTGGTAATAATTTAACACCAGTTATTTTTTCCATCGTGTTAACTTTATTTAACATTAAAGACTCCATTAGGTAATCTGCATAAAAATGAGAATCCATATTATTATTTTGAGCTTTTGGACTGGCAAAATCTGTCATATTAAATCTATGCTTTAATCTACAATAGTCGGTAAGAAGTTTTGTTTCCTCTATTGTTAAAAACTTTTCAACTAAACAATATTTTTTGTTTTTTAAAGAGCCCATCCTACTACTGAATACCTCGTTCCTTTTGTTATTGGTTTTACACCGTGTGGAAATAAAAAATTACTTGGCCACACTATTAATCTATTAGCTCTCACTGGCACTATTAATTCATCCGTGTAATCGGGATTTGCAAAACCCAAATCTCCGCCCTCATAATCATTGTTACAAAGAAGTATCATACTCATAGTTCTTGGTTGTGCAGCAAAATGATCTACGTGTAAATCATAGTGACCGCCTATTTCATATTTTAAAACCTCTATTGTATTTACTCTTTCAGCTCCTAAATCTTTTATCTTTGTATCTTTTGCATACGTCCTAATAGATTCAGAAAAATAATTATTTAATAAATTACACCAATGCGCTTCAGTTAAACTATCTCCAAGATTAACTAATGGTTTAGTTTGAACATTTCTTATATTTTTATCGAGAACACCTTGTCCCACTGAACCCGGTGTAAACCCACAGGTATTAAACCACCTAATCATATTACCCATTGTTTCATTTGGTAGAACATCGTCATAAACTTTTAAATACTTTCTTAGTTCCATGTTTTTTTACTCCATATCCTATCTTTGTATGATCTTATTATTTGAAGTTGATGACCAATCCAATCTCTAAATATTCCTTTTGCATTTGTAGTCCCAAATTTCATTTTCCAATCATCTCTTTTAAAAGGTATAACTTGAACATAAGGAGTTCCTCTTTTAATTGTAGTAGTTAGAGTTTCGTATTTATCGCCATTTACAACAAATGGGAAATTAACTTGTAAATTCCATTTATCTGTCTCCACTATGCCAGAAATAATTTCAAACCTATCATCAGCGTTATTTAAAGGTGGCACAAACAAACAAGAATATCCAGGAGGTGTTTTTATAACCCAAGGGTTTAATATTTTTAAAATATCAAAATCTTTATTTTTTTTAACAAAAGAAGATCCTTCTAATTGAAATCTGTGATGATATTGAGGTTTTTTTCCATTTAAATTCATCATTCTAACCTGCATCATATTATCTTCATTGCAAAGACCATATCTAAATTTATAGTCTTTCATTTTCTTTCCTGTCTCTTCATTCACCATTACTTTACCTGTTTCAGGATCAATCTTGTCTACGTTAAATTCAATATGTAGATCTTGAGGCATTTTTAAAACATAACCAGCTGTTAATGTGTCTAGAAAAGGCATACAACCTTTAATAGTTACTTCTTTTATAGTATGTTCTAATTTTTTGTACCAATCTGGAATATGTAATCTGACAGGCTCAGGTTTTTCTAAATCTGTATGAGCGTAATCTTCATGACATATGAACTCTATTTGCTTTCTAAACATAGAGGTAAATATACTAATTTGTAATTAAAAGTAAAGTACTATTATTTTGGAACCTGTAAACCAGGGTTTCTAGGTGTTCCACCAGCGTCTTCAACTAATTGTCCTGGTGTTTTATTAGTAGGGTATGTTAAATTTAACGCGTCTAAATCAATGTTTTGTAAAGTTTGTTTATAAGCTGTCCAAACTGGTCTTTCGCTGTGATCTGCTTTTCTGTTGCTAAGCCATCTATCAATAATACTTATGTCACCTTCTATCCAATCTTCTATTTGTGCTCTTGTGAAAGTTCCAACGTGATCATTATCATCTGAAGAATTATCGTGCACTACATAAGAGTTATCTGGATTAATGTAACCAAAAGTATGTGTTTCTTTTACTATTCCTGCATACTCTGCATCTGTAATTTCAATTCTATTGTAAGTTTCTGGATTTAAACCATTATCTCCCATCATAGCTAATATTTCTGTGTTTCCGCCATCTACTACTTTACATAATACTCCCTCGTTATTGAAATTTTCTGGTAAACAAATTGCGTATTTAGCCATGATTAACTTCCTGTGTTTTCGTAAATTAAGATTGCTCCGTGCATACCTTCACCAAGGTGTCCACCTCTAGGGTTTCCTTTACTTGATCCTGAACCCATAAAACGCATACCATTTTCTGAGACCCTAGGATTACCATTACCACTAGTAGCCGGGGTTTTCGACATTCCAGTCGAAAGCATACCGTAACCAAAACCACTATTATTAATGTCAGGTCCACTAGGAGCATCGAAACCTCCACCTGTGTTTGATTGGTATGATATTGCGTGTAAAGTTCCTATAGGTCCTGCCACAGCGTTACCAATAGATCCAGTCGCTGGCTGAGTTCCTCCGCCGCCTCCATTACCAGTTCCTATGTTTGTTAAATTAGTTGCAGTGCCTGCTGTACCGTTTCCGTTTGTACTATTTCCAGCTTCACCGATAGTATAAGGGCCTGAAAAAGGTGGACTAATTGGAGCTGTAAAATATCCAAAACCTCCAGCACCACCCTGACCATTTGCTGGTCCTTGTCCGCCACCTCCAGCACCTGTTATGTAGGCACCAACGAAGTTAGCATTATTTCCTGCAGTGTAAGTTCCAGTTCCTGGACCATATTCTGCAAAAGTAGGAACCATGTTTCCACCACCTGCAGTTCCAGATGAAGCAGAAAAAACTCTACCTGAAGAGTCAATACTTAAAGATGCTACTGTGAATGCACCTGTTGCTGGTTTAATTATTTTTGGCATTTAAATCCTCCATTAATCCACTAATTCAACATACGAAACATGATAGTCTAAATCGCTGGCAGCTCCCGCTGTAACGGCTATTAAATCAGTCTCGTCTAAATAAATCGGAGTATCAATAAGGCTTAAAGTTGAATCTGCTGGAATAGAAACTGTACTTAAAATTTTAAAGTAAGTTGAACCGTTGTCGTTACTGATTTCTACAGTAGCATCAACAGCGTTTGTTCCATCATCATTCGCTAAAAGTATTGTATCGATTCTAACTGCAGTATCTGCAGGAACATCGATCATAGTTGTTCTGTTAGTATCGCCCAAAGTACCCATAGCATTTTTGGGTGTGATGGTTGCTATATTAACAAGATTTGGTGTAGCCATATTTTTCTCCTATTTGTTTTCTACCCGAAAACCATGGAAAAGACAATACCTTTTCCATCAGTTGTTATTTTTTGTGTTGAACTAGTGCCATTAGCATTAGTTAATTTACCAACTCCTGAGCCTTTTGGCACCAAAGTAAGGTCAATATTAGTATCCCCACCAACTGCTGAAATAGTAGGACTATTACCAGTTGCCGCATTAGTTATGTCAAAATGGTTAACTGCAGAGGCTGTTGTTTGAAATTGTAATTGTTCGTTACCGTTTTCGTCTCTAATTCCATGGTCATCGTCAAAATCAACCATGAAAGAATTAGTGTCTAGATTACCACCTAATTGTGGTGTTGTATCATCGACTACATCAGAAATACCTGTTCCGATTGCAAGCGTTAAAATTTTTGGATTAGTTCCATCATCTGCAGAAGCAAAAACCATTTTATCGCCTTTGTCTGATGCTGAGAAAGTGAAAGAACTACCTGATCCTGACACATATTTAAATTGAACTGTATAAGATCCTGAAGTTGAATTTCTTAAAATATAAAAAGTTTGAACATCTAATGGAATAGTTACAATTTGATTACCTGTAATCGTACCAGTAAATTCTATCATTCTGTGTGCAAGTTCTGCACCAGTTGATCCATCTGATACTGACAGAGCAGTTGTTTGTGCACCACCAGCAATAGATTTTTGAATAAATCCACCAGATATTTGTTCTATAATTTCTAAATTGGTATTAGTTTTCGTGCCCCAAGTACCAGCGTTTTCACCTGTTGCTTGTTTTTCTATACCCAGAGGGGTGTATGTTGATGCCATATTTTTCTCCTATGCCGCGTCAGTATAACTTGTATTTGATCCCGTTGCAACATCAGAATAAGTATCATTCGATCCAGTGGAAACATTGCTATAAGAAGCATTCGATCCTGTACTTGGAGTAGAATAACTATTATTCGATCCAGTTGACGGTGTACTATAAGTATTATTTGAGCCGGTGTCAACATTTGAGTAAATAGGAATTGTTGTTATATTTCCAAGAGTTAGTGTGCCAGATAGACCCTCTAAACCTATTATTGTATCAGCAGGAGTTATTGATCCTACAGCAGAGGATATAGATTGTCCTGATATTCCTATAACATCAGCAGGAGTTATTGATCCCACAGACATTGTAGAAGATATACCTGTAGGTATTATTACAGGATTAGATGTTATTACAGCAGATCCTAGACTAGATGAGATAGATTGAGATTCCAAACCTACAGCTTGATCAGGTATTGTAGCAAAAGATCCAACACTAGATGTAGATTCTTGACCAGTTAGTCCTACTACAGCATCAGCAACTGTTAAAGAGCCAACACTAACCGTAAACTCTTGACCAGTTACTCCCATCACATCTCCAGGCACTAAAGAACCAACACTAGGTGTAGCTTCTTGACCAGTTAAACCCATTACATCCGCAGGAGTTATTGATCCAACACTAAAGCTAGAACTTACACCTGTAGGAGTTACTAGACTGTTTACAGATGAACCATAAGGTTCCTCACCCCATCCATTTCTACCCCAACCAACTAAAGTTCCAACACTTGTTATCTCACCTAAAGTTGATGTTATTTCACCAGGTGAAGATATACCAATTGCATCCGCTGGAGAAATCTCTCCAAGTGATGAAGTTATAGATTGACCTGTTAATTCTACTTGTTGAATATCACCTGCATCAACAGTGCCTAAAGATGATGATATAGATATTCCACCAACCTCTACAGTGTAAGCAACACCCCATCCTGAATTACCCCAAGCTTGTCTACCCCAACCAGCAAAGTTAAATCCGTCAGCATTTCCAAGTGAAGAAGTTATGGAGAATCCTGTTGTAGTAATTATAGTTTCTGCATTACCTGTTGCACTTCCTTGTAGTGCATCCATTTGTTGAGGCATTGAAACTTCAACAGTTGTAGTATCAAAAGCGTCTACAGATCCAACGGAAGATGACATGGATATTCCATCAAGTTCTTGAGCATATTGAACACCCCATCCTGAGTTATTCCATGCTTGTCTACCCCAACCTGATATATTAAATCCGTCTGCTGTTCCTAAAGAAGATGTAATTTCAAAACCAGTTACGTTAATAGCAGGATCATTACTCTCACCCCATGGTTCTTCACCCCATGCATCTCTACCCCAGCCTTGTTCTGCAAAAGCTCCTAACTCTCCAACAGATGCACTAAAAGAAATACCTGATAAAGTTACTGTAAAAGTTCCACTCCAACCGTCTTCACCCCAACCATCTGATCCCCATCCAGCTTCGTTAAAAGCGTCTACAGAACCAACTGATGATGTTATAGATTGACCTGTTAAAGAAACAGCTATTACTTCAGATTGCCATGTATTGGCGCCCCAAGTATTATTGCCCCAGGTTGATGCCATAAGGAAGGCCTCCTTATGCTAGTCTTATGATCGCGTTAGAAGCGTCTGCTGTAGGAAATTGAATTGTAAAAGTCCCACTGGTTACAGTTTTATCAGCACCAAATGCAATTATTGCAACAGAGTCAGTAGTACTTGAACCACCATCTGTTGTCGTGTTGTATATCATTGCACCATTAGCTGTGAAAGAAGCTGATGTAAATGATACATCAGAAAAATCTGTGAATGCTGTTGTTGAAGATAAAGAAACTCCAGAATTTGTTAAAGCAGCTCCACCTGCTGTGTAAGCAGTTCCTGATGAATTAGTTATTTCATTAGAAGTAGAATAATCTGTAGTAGCCGCACCTAAAGATGCTGAGCTAGTAAATAAAGCTATTTTAAAAGTATGTCCACCAGATGATTCAAAACTGTGTTTTCCTTTTAACAGATCTCTTTTAAAAGTTGAACATATTGCCGATGTAATTGCCATTTTTTATCTCCTATGGGTTTGCTGAGTTAATTGGTATTCTAACTGTGCCGTCAGTATAGTCGTCTCTTCTTCGTCTTCCAACTTGCTCATTAGCAAACTTCTGTACTTCTTGTTTATACTTTTGCTCGTATAATGTCAACATATCTGCGGGGCCTTTTAAAAAGCCATAAGTCTCTGCTAAACAGCAATATAATAAGCCATTTGGGAAGTTCATACTAATATAATTAGTAGTATTATCTGAGGCCAAAGTAGCCGGCATCTTATTAAAATGCACTTTGAATCTATAAGTAGTGTTAGGCACAGGAGCAACTATAATTCTTCCAGAGTTAGTTTCAGCGTCTCCAGTAGCTCCACCATACATAGCATAATACTTAGGTTTTCCTTGAGCAGCTGATGTGCCCGTAACATCTTGATATTCTTGTAAATATGTAAAATCTTTTTTTTCTAACCATCTGCTAGCTCCAGTAAGTTCTGTTCCAGCTGTATCGTAAACTTGTATTCCTCTTATAAAAAGAGCTCCAGCGGGTGTATTTATTGATTCTTGACCGGCAACAAAATTAGCAACTTGTTGTTGCCTATCAGCATCGATAGGAATATCTCGCATAATTCTATATTGCGCATTTAAAATAATATTTTCTAAAATATCTGTCGTTAACACATTAGAATCTGTTTCTGTGTAATTTCTAATTTGTGTAACTAATCCTGAATAACTTATTCCTGCCATTATGCTGCTATCCTTTTACAGAACTCACAGCTAACAGTGTAGCTATCGTGAATCCAACAATGTTGTTTTTTTCTTAATCTAAACCAAAAAATTTTTATGCACTCAATGTAATGGGTCCAACTGAACATCCTATTCCTCCTCCTGATACTCCACCCTTTGTAGCAGTATCTGTATCGACTGTAAAATGAAAAAAATTAGCAACGGAATAGTCACTTGTGTTTCTAGCATCATCAACATACAGACCTGTTGTTATAGCGTAGCCTACTGCCTTAGCTATGTTAGATCCTGTTATGCCATCAAAATCTTGTGGATTTGAAAACGCAAAAACAGAGTTACCATTAACACCTGTTACCGGATCAGGAGGCGTTCCTGTTCCTGGAGCTGTAGTGGGTTGACCTCTGAATCTATATGTTGTTCCGTTTGTTAAACCGTGTCCAGGAAAAGAAACATTAATAACTCTAGATCCTGATGCATAAGTTTCAAAACCATTTTCTGGTATCATACCTAAAACTGCAGGAGCCTCTCTATCTGGTCTAATATTTCTTAAAGAAATAGCGTCTCCGTTCATTGGTTTTGGTTCTAATTGTGGCTGTTTTGGTTCAAATTCAGATACATGAACAAAAGAACCATTCCATTCTCTAACCATTTCTGTATATGGAAACTCTAATCCTGATCTATCTGATATAGCTCTTGCATATTTACCTGTTGCAAATTTTGCCATTATGTTCCTGGGTAATAAGCTTTAGGCGTAATATATGTGCTTGAAGCTGACCCATCCTCCGCTAATGCTCTAGCTAATTCATCTTCATAAACTAGTTTCATAGCTTGAATTAATTCTGGTTTATATTTTTGTGCTAAATAATAAGATAGTCCTGATACCATGCAAGGCACGAATCTAAATGGTACGTCTGTTGCATTTGTATAGTCACCTACATCTTGTATTCTTTTAATGTAATAAAAGTGCATATCTTTTGATGCATTCGTTGAATCTGGTGTTGGATAAATATGTATTCTAACTTTGTCTATAAACCTCTCTACCCAATATTGATTAGGTGTTCCTTTTGATAGCTTGTTTGAAAAAGCAGCATAAGTAGATCTATCTACTTTTGTCATAGGTGAATCTGCTTGTGTTGTTTGTGTTCTATTTGCTCTTAGTTGTGCTTCTAAAACATCAGACATTCCGTAGACACCGTTTGAAGGCGTAGTTGTTGCACTTGTGCCATCATCGCTAGATCTAAAAAAATCATAGTCTGATTGTCCTTCTATCAGATCTATATTAGTCTCATCTATTTCCCAATAGTGAATACCTCTGTTTCCCCATTCTTGAAACAAAATATTAAGAGATCTTCTTGCTGATTTTAATTGGTAACCGGCTACGTTCTGTAATCCAATACGTTCAAAAGATTCCTCTACTATTTCATCAATAGCAAAAGTTTTGTCGAACGTAGCTGTTCCTGAAGTAGTATTAGCCATTTAAACTCCTAGTAAATCTTTAACCACTCACAAACTACTGTACCACTATCTCCGTCGGTACAAGCAGGTAGAACTATATTTACATCTCCAGTTACTCCGGTAGCATCAGTATTTTTTAAACCACCAAAACTAGAATAGTCATATTCCATTTCGCCATTTAAAGTTTGAAATACAACATCTGTGTCAGCATCCCATTGCATTCTGAGTGCATCAACTGGTGCTGTTACTGAAACGTTACAACTAACTTTTACAAGTCTAACTTTAGAACAAGCTGCGCCTGTTGCTGGGTTTGTAGATAATCCAGAAACATCAACAATTTTAGTTGTGCCTCCTGAACTATCAGAAACTACGTTGTAGTGAGTTATAAGTCTTTTTGCTCCGTCAAATACTGTAGTATTTAATACTGTATCCGCCATGTGTTTTTCCTCCTCATTTTAAAGAGCGCCTGCATTACCAGGCGCTCCGAGTTATTTATTATTACGCGTCTGCGTATGGTGTTACTATTGTACCTGATCCAAGCAATAAAGAATTGTGAACCAAATATGTAGCTGTATCAATCGCTGTGAAAGATACGACACTACCAACGATTCCACCTTTTGTAGAACCATTCATAGTTATAACATCGTTAGATGCACCTGGTATGAAAGCTTTTTTAGAGCCATCATCTACAGCTATCATGATACCGCCTTTAAATTTGTCAGTACCATCTGTTAAGATGTCCATATCAGTTGCAGCTGTTTCCACAAAAAAGTGAAAAGTTGCACCAATGTTGTTTAAGTTATTGAAGTCGGTATCACCTGCAGTAGCACCGTTACTATTTACATTGATACTTGGTAAAGTAAATTTACCGTCAGCATCATTTGTAAGTAAGATCTTACCTGCGTGTGTAGCAACTGTCAAAGTTGTGTCAGCTGTTAAGCTAACTGTCATGCCAGGTCCGAAGTTTTGAAATCCATTTTTGGAAATCACCGGTCCTGAAAACGTTGTTTTTGCCATATTTATATCCTCCTAGTTTATACGATCATAGTCTCTAGGCCGTCGACTATACGCGTCTATGATCTTTAAATTGTATAGTGGGTATTTTATATAGTAGATTATAGTAGAGTGCAAGAGATTGCGTAGTGAAAGTACGTTTTCAGCGATGTAGCTTTGACTAAGTAGCTACTGAAACTTCGGGTGCAGCGTCTTCGATTTTATTGACAAGATTAGCTACTTTAGCTTCTTCTTGTTTAATCTGATTGACAACTTCTCTAATTTTATTGTCAATCCTGACCATATCCAAAGTGTATCTTTGGTTATCACGCTGGTGCACCGCCCATTCTGTCTCCAGACCTCTCTTCGCTTTGTAAAGGTCCCTTACTTGCGTTTGCATTTATGATCTCCTCATAAGTTAGCCATAATTTAGATTTACTTATAAATCCATCTTTCTCCCATTTTATAGCATTTTTTCCTAGCTTGTCAACTAGTGCATTTTCAAAGGCTTCTGAACTGTCTTCGGATGCAAGCTCGAAGTCAGCATAGTAACCATATGCTCTTATCTGTACGCGAAATGTTTTCATGATTCTCTTCTTTCTACCATAAAAAAAGGGGGCCCGAAAGCCCCCTTCTTAATTAGTTATTACGCACCTGGTGACGCGAAAATACCTCTAGGGTCTGATACTCCAAATGAGTATCTTTCTCTAGCTTTGTATCTTACGTTGCCAGTGTCGAAATCACCTTCCATTGCAGTGTTTAATGGAGCTCTGTTGAACATTTTCATGCCATTTGGCACGTCTGTCAAGATATAGAACGCATCGTCATCTGTTAGGTAGTTGTTCACTCTATAACCTTGAGGAACCATACCCATTGATACGATTGCATTGATATCATTGTCAGCTGTTCCAGTTCTACCTTGAGATTTCATCAATCTCTCAGCTGTAAACTGAAGCTTCGAAGGAATAATCATTTTTACTCCTCTTGCTGCAACTCTTAGACCTCTTTCATCAGTCATAGCCGCGATGTCAATCATCGACTGTTCTAATGAAGTTTCGTTAAGATCCGCCGCTGTAGCTAACGTGTTTGAAAACGTTCCTGCTACTGTCGGGTGAGAACCACTAAATAAAGCAACTCCATCTCCAGTTTTGAAAGTTCCAAAACCGTTGATTAAAGGTTCAACTGCTTTTACTTGTTTAGCGTTACTCATAGATCTTGCTAAAGCTTTCGTGTATCTAGAAGCTAGTCTATCGTAGAGATTATCTTCGATAGCTTCTTCTGTGATAGCGAACGCTAGAGCTACGGTCTCGTGAGTGTATCTCGCTGTAAAAGTTTCTTGTGCTTCGTCAAAAGAGACTCCGCTACCTTCTGCTTTTACTTGCGCGTTTGCGAAACCAGATAACATTACTTCTTCTTCAAAAGCTCTGTCACTGTTTTCTGCAGTATAAATCTCAGCATGCTGATTTTCATACCTTTTGTATTCCAGGCCGAATAGTGCATTCAATCCTGGCTCTAGTTCTTTAACTAGTTGACTTCTTGATATTGCCATAATTTATCTCCTATTCTCCTATTATGATTGTAGTTCAATCAAGTTTGGAACAACGACCACAGAACATCTTGCTGCAGTAATATCCTCGTTCTCTGGATCTTCTGCAACTCTTAAGAGTCTGAAAGTGGCTGAGTCCGCACTTGTATCACCGATATCTAATGTAGCTGAAGACTTACCAGTGATATCGCTACCAGCTGAAGTGTTCATGTCGTACGTTTCTAGAAAACCCGCTTGGGTTACTGCGTCGTCCGTTGCTACAACATATTGCTGTGTTGGGCTATCGAATACAAAAGCGTCTATATCTTCTGAGTTCGCTGGAGTTACTTGTGTATAGAAATTCGCGAACGTCGGCTTCAAAGTTGTCGCCGCGTTGTAGAAGATTCCATTTAATACACCTATGATAGGCGCATCGGTCGTTTGACCGTCAACAATATAACCAGCAGCAGAAGCTACAGCTCCACCATTGTAGATCGTAGTAGCATAACCAGCATCGATTTTGTATTTACCTAAGCCTTGAGTAGCCGGAGTTTGTCCGAGCATACCAGCAGGAATAAGTCCAAAACCTTGTCCGTTTTTATTTGCCATGTTGTTTCTCCTTGTGTCTATGTTGCCATAGACTGATTAACGTTAAATCGATGATAGGGATTAACCCACGAAATAATTTTATTTCTTTGTACCACCGAAGGTTACACGAGATTGTCTATCAACGTTGATAGGCATTCTACTATCCTGCTCCTTCATAAGATCGTTTGCTACTGCTTCGCTTCTGTCTTTATGACGATTAGTCATATAGTCTTGACGTTGCTGCGCGATCTCGATCGGTACCTTCGCAAGTAGAAGGCCGCCAACCCCAATCACTCCCTTGTATTTCCCGTCTTCGAGAACTGGATAGTCACCTGCATTTTCAACTTCCTCGGCACGAACTAATTCATAACCTTCTCTTAATCGTCCAGTTACGTTTTTCGTATCTTGAAAGCCTCCTACTTCGGCTCTTATCCATCTGTACCTGAATCCATCAGGCGCAGGGGGTGCATCTAGAGATGATGGTGGAACCCACACTTTTGGTCTTTCAGACTTTGACCGTGTTTGGCTCGCACGAGATGTATTTTTTTCTTTTTCCATTTTACGCTCCTCCCGTGTTTTTTAATTGTTTTGCGTACTCTTCGAGTGGCACACCTAATTTTTTAGCGATTGCTACTTGTGAAGATGTGAGTTTCACAGTTTTGCGACCAGGTCTTACGCTTCTTTTTGCTGAAGCCACCGTCTGAACGGGGTCGGTCGTGTTTCTAACATCAGTTGTAGCAAATTTATGCGGAAAGTCAACACGGATTCTTTTATCGATTTCTGCATAATATTCATCTGAATTAGAGTCGTAACCTTCTTTTTCGACTAAATCCTTATGAATTTCGAACGCTGTATATGTCATAGCTCTATCTTTACCAAACCATGAGTTTTTACCAGCCCAAGCTTCTGCCATCGGATCACTAGGTTCAGCCGGTATTGTTGGCTGACTAGGAGCTTCTGAAGGTTTTGATATTTCTCCTCCAGTAGAAGCTGTTGTTCTAGCTTCTTTACTCTGCTCTAATTTTGCATTTTCAAATGCAAGTGTAGAGATTCTCTTCTGTGCATCAACTTGTGCTTTTGCATCACCAGCTTCAATAGCTACAGCTAATTCTTTTTGTGCAGCCTCTAAACCAGTTGAGATACTTGTCTCAAATTTTTTGAGATATTGAGCATCAGTTTTTTCAAACCTTGTTTCTAAGGCTTTTCTTTTTTCTTCTACAGATTTTGCATATTCAGTAGCTGCATCTCTTTGCCTTTCAGCTTCACGCATTTTACGTGTAAGTTTTGCAATTCTACTTTGAACACCTTTACTGTAGTCCTCTAGTTTTTCGTCGTCTTTTTTTGGTTCTTCTTTTACTTCTTCTTTCGTCTCTACTGGTTCTTCGCTAACGGTTTCTTTTTTAGGCGCTTCGGTTTCTATAACCGACTCGTCTTTTACCTCTTCAATAGATACTTCTGCATCAGGACCTGATGTATCTATATCTACTGTTTTTTCTTTTTCTTTTTCTTCATTTGGCATAGTTTACTCCTTCTATGATTTAATATTCATGCAAGATATCCTCTGGATTCTTGATGGTTGCTAAAACTTCGTCATCGTTTAGCAGACGTATTTCTCCACCTTCTATCTTTATTCTTGATCCAGCATAACGGGCAAACATTACCCATTCCCCTTCCTTGCACCAAGGACCTTCGGCGTAACGCTCTTTGTCCTTGTAACAATCTGGACCCATTCTTAAAACTAAACCACATTGCGACGCAACTTGTTGTCTCTCTAAGGCTGCTTCGGCAAGTATTAACCCGCCCTTAGTTTTCTCTTTCATTTTGAAAGGTAAAACTAACATCCTCCAACCAGTTGGCTGTGGTAGTTTAGTTGAATCTTCTTTTGTTAGATCTTTTTCTTTTTTGACTCCTACCAGTTTTTTATTCGGTAGTTTTATTGATTTCGATGACTGTTCCATGTTGCTCCTTATCTTCTAGCAGGTTAGAGAGTTCCTGTTTAGTTGCCTCTAGGGCTGTTATCTGTCCTATTATATAGTTATATTTTTCCATATTGTCAATGCCTCCGGACGTTACGGCTATTGATAACTCTTCTGTGCGTTTATCAATGTATCTAAGTAGTCTATTTATTGCTGTTTCTAATTGCATTTTTACCTTTCTTTGCTATCTGCACAACTTTACTTTTACCCATAACCTTAGCTCTTTGTTCCATGACTGTGAGTATTTGTATCTTTCGCGCAAATGGTTTGTTTACTCTTTTTACTTTTGCAACAGTTGCTCTTGCATCTGCAGGTGTTGCAAATTTTATTTTAACTGTATCTCTAGGATTCTCATCCGTATACAATCTTCTACCTGAACCTTTCGGTTTCTTACCTGTTCCTGTTTTTGGATCTTTCATTTAGCACTTCCATCTTCTCCGTGCCTGTCTAAGTCTTGAGTTTGGATCTTTCGCTGCTTTAGGAAATTTTTTCATTTGTCCTAGTGATCTTGCGCAGAATGATTTTCTACGTTTAGCAGCTTTTGATCCTGGCTTCACTTTTCCAGTCACGGCTGTTTTTAGTTTTGAACCGGGATTTGCTCTTCGATATGCAGCCACACCGGCTCTTGTCATGCCTGCACCTTTTTTCGTTGGACGAAAATTCTTTTTATTTCTTTTTGGCATTACGTCACCACCTCTAGCTAGAGCTTGTCTACCATCAGGTACGTTACCATAGTATTGTTGTGTTTCACCAAATTTTAATCCGTAGTCGTTTCTGCTCATGATATTTTTGGCATTTTAAAACCAGGGTTAGAATAATATTTTTTATATGATTTGTTTCCTACTTTAACTCCACCTAAATCACCTGAAACATAACTTCCAATATAATTTTTTTGCGCTTGACGAATCATATCATTACCGATTGATCCACCGCTTGATGCTCTTTTTCTTTTTGCAAAAGTTGCTGCTCTATCTGGTGTTGGACCTTGATTAGCTTTAGCTTGTTTTCTTGCTACGGCACCCGCACGTTGCCCTTTGGACATCGCTCTTGCTTTTGCAATGGGCACGCATTTTGGATAATTTTTTCTTTTTTCTCCACCACTTCGTCCACACTTCGGGTATGAGCCATCTGATTTTTTGTTGGCAATATCTACCCAGTTTTCCTTCACCCATGAACGTAATCCTTTTTTAGCCATTACGAATTCTTTCCGTAAGCTCTTCCTTTACCTTTCTTACAGATTCCTCCGCCTCTATACATGGCTCTTGGCATTTCCATCATACCACCACCCATCTTCTTGGCTCTATTTTTTTTACCGCCTGGTGTAATTTTACCAGAACATACACCTGATGCGTACATGTTTGCATATGCGCTTGGGTATACCTTAAATTTTCTTTTAGCAGCTGCTTTTCCTTTTGGACAAAGTTTTGCCATTAGATGACCTTCTTTTTAGATTTTGGTTTAGGTATTACGCCTTTTGCCATTAAAATATCTTTTTGAGTAATTTTGCCGTCACCAGAGTGATCAGGAAATCCACCGCCTTTTAAACCTATTCTTCCACCTGTTCTTTTAGGTGCTCTTAGATATTCTTTTCTAACTTTTTTCATATGTTTTTCTGATGTGTCTTTTTGAACTTTTTTAATTTGCTTATCTGTTACTAAAGATTTAGGGTTTTGCTTTTGAAATTGATCAGTTCCTTCTTTAACCCCTGATTTTACTCCAGCAACTCTGGCTTTAAATCTTTTACTCGCATCAGATGTAGCTTTAGGTTTGACACTTTTAATTGTAGGTCCTGTTTTTGAAAACTTTGATTTAATTATATTTCTTGCATGCGTAATTGGCGATGAAACAGTTTTTGCTATTTTTCCAATAGTTCTAATTTTGTTAAACATTATTTTTTGCCTCCGTTTCTAAATACTTGTGTACCCTTTATACCAAAAATTGAGGCAACTACAAGTATCCATAAGTTAGTAAACCAAGATGGTAGAGATTGAAAGTATTCAAAGAATAATTTTACCTTTTCCATCGCTGCAGGGTCATCTGACATGACTGCCCACATTAACACAATGATGGGCGCCGATATAATCACGAGTACAAATTCGTCCTTATAGTCGTTTTGCCTAGCTTCTAGCAATTTGCCCTGGTATTGCTCTTCACCCCGAGCCATTTTCTCTGCATGCATCAATTGTGCATCAGACATAGCCATCTTTGTCTTTTGGCGGTTCGAATAAATTTTTGAACCAGCCTGCAAAGCTATTTTTGCTAAACTGAACCAAGCCATTAGTACGCCTTTGATTTTCTTTTCTTGTCAGGTCTAACAGCGCCTTGACCTTGTACTTCAAGTTCAGGTCCGCCTGTACCAATATAGTTAAATGCAGCGTCAGCCGTTGTTTTAGATCTAGGATCTATTTCAACTTCTTGGTCTTGCACTGTAACTGGTTTAATTTTATCTAATTTTTCCATTTTTACTCCTTTTTTATTACTCTTCTACCTCAATAGCAGTTATACCTGGTTTATCAGCCTTTGCAAGCGATACTCCAGCTCTTAATTTAGCTAATTTTTCGTTTTGATCCATCTTTTCTTCCGAAATATCCTTGGCTTGCATTAATTTTGCTCTTGCAAGGTCATTTTTATCTTGATCTGCCTCTTTTTTACGTTCATTTTCCATAGCTCTAAGGTCAACTTCTCTTGCTTTTAGTTTTAAAAGCGGATCAGAGTCAAATTGTGATGTAATTTTTTTCTCTTCTCTCATAAAGTCTTCTGTCATCTCTGCAATCAACACAGCTTTCCTAGCTTCTATCTCTTGAGTTAACATTTGTAGCTGTTGTGCGACCTGTGGGTTGACTGGAGCTTGTTGTTGCATCATTTGAATCTGCATTAACTGCTCTCTGAACTCTAATTGTATCTGTTCTTGAGCCATTAAACTAATATGCTCTAAAATATTTTTTTGAATTAGACCCATAATCGCAGGATTGTTTCTAACCATGTTAGTAGACATAAAATTTAAGTGAGCTGTGATGTGTGCTCTATGATCCTGACCAGGAAAAGCTTGAAAAGATTTACCTGACATAGCCATAATGTGTTCCTGACTTGGATCCATTGGCTGCACAGGTTGTGGTGGTGGTAAAATACCATCAATATTTTTAACACCAATCGCTTCATACATTGTTCTATACGCTGCATACAAATTATGTATTTGTGGGTTTGATGTAGCAAGTTGTAACTGTGTTTGAGCCAAAGTAATTCTTTGTGACATAGAAAATATATTTGGATCTGCTACTGGTAAGATATCTATCCTGTCATCAAAGTCTGTTTGCTTAATAACTCTTGCACCACCTACAACATCATAAGGATATTCTGGTGGTAAATATGTAGATATAATTTTAGATAATAGTTTAAACTCACCTCTCATTGAGCTGTATAATCTTTTATGGATAGCCGACATAACTTTAGATCCTCTCTCTAAAAGAGCTATCGTTGTTCCTACAGCTGCGTTTTGTTGGCCTTCACCCATTTGTAATTCGGATATAGCCGCAAATCTTTGACCTGCTTGAACCACAATACCCATTAATTGTAATAAAGTTCCTGATGGTTCTTTGTATGGTAGAGGGAAGAAAGCTTCACGTAAATTACCGCCTGGTGCATCTACATCTTTAAACTCACCTGGTTGTATTGGTGATGCTTCGTCTCTAACTCTAACACCTCTTTGTTTAAATCCTGCAGGTAAATTCGATAACGTTCCTGCATCTAATAATTGGCGGAGAGCGACTGTTGCAGTTCTACTCAATCCGCCAATCATGTGTATCAATCCAAATCCGTAGAATCCTAGTCCTGGCAGAAATTTAAAGTGGACAAAATATTGGACTCTTTGTTTTTTTGGATCGTTGGGCGCATAGTTCCTTCTTATCGAAAGAACCGTTCCACTACCTTCTTCGATTGTAACGATGTAAGGTAGCTTGATGCCAGTCGGTTCCCCTTCTGGACCAAGATCTTCGAAGCCTTCTAAATCTAAATCTACATGACACTCTAACAAAGTGTACATAGGAATTTGTTTTCCAGATTTTTTAGTGCCTTCTAATTCTTTTTCTTTTTTTGAAACGTCGTCATTAACAGTCATACCTGGCGGTGATAATTCTACATCAGAATAAAATCCTGCCACTTGTTGTTTTCTTAAATCGTTTTCTGACATTTTCACAACGTGAATAATTGATTCAGCTTCTGCTAAACTGTTCGCTGTGTAAGGTACAATTAAATCATCAGCAGGAACAAACTTAGAAACTGCTCTGCCTAATAAATCATCGTAATAAACTTTTTTAAATGTAGATCCAGCTAAAGGTAAATGAAATAACATCGAATCAAATTCTGGTTCGTACTCTTTCATCTGATCCATAATTAAATAATTCATGAAATCTTTTACTCTATGTGCTTGTTGATCTTTCTGTGGAGTTTTAACTCCAAGAACTTGTGTTCTTACTGGACCGTCACTTGGTAATAATTCTTTGTATGCTGTGGCTTGAAACTGTGTGACAGCTTCTGCTAGTACAGGGTGCGTGGCACCCGAAGCACCTTGGAAAGGCTCTGTTCTATTTTCGTATTTAAAGCCTAATAGATCAAGTCCCTCAGTGTATGCTTTTTCCCATTCTTTTCTGGACATCTTATAGTCCATGTAATTATTTTTTAATTCAGAACCTAGAGGATTTAAAACATCGTCAGGTAAAATATCTCCAAGATTATCAAAATGAGATTCTGTGCCAGGTACATTTACTGCACTTGGATCAAAGTCAATTGTTGCACCACCATCTTCTTCGGGTAAAATTTCAACAGGTTGCTGTTCTTTAATCTCTTCCTTTATCTCGACCTCTTCGCCCGGAACTTTAATCTGAGTACGAGTGTTAGGAAGTCCTTTATCTATATCTGCCATTTAAACTCCTAGTATTTTCTACCACGTTTTAATAAAAAATCCAAGCCCTGTGGTGTGGGTCCTGATTCTGGTGGTCTGCCTGATGATTTACCAGCTAGTTTTGCTATACCGCCACCTGCTGCTGAAAACTCATTAAAAGAAAAAGCATCACTTTCTTGTCTAAGCCTGTCTCTTTCAACTGGGCTCATAGATCTTAATTGATTTATTCTATCTTTAGTAAATTTAGCTAAATCAACACCAGCTCCAGCAGCAGTAATTCCTAAACCAACTGGAGTTAAAGCTCTGCCAAACTTACCTAGAGTTAATAATTGTTGAACTCTTGGGTTACTAGTAATTTTAGATATATTCTCTCTAAATAATCCTGGAAAAGATAATTCTAAACCAACCAAAGGATCAACCACCGCATCAGCAATATTTTCACCTTTGCCTATATTACTAGCTACTTGTGTGCCAGCTAAAGCTGTTCCTGCAAGTGGAGTTCCTAGAGTTCTAAATGCTTTTCCTAAAAGTGATCTACCTGTTTTTGTTCCAACAGCCGCCGCGCCTGTGCCTGCTGCCGCTGCAGTTGGTAACACGCTTGTTGCTTCTTTAATTTCATTCCCTGTGTCTGCTGCAAGAGCAGTAGCTAAAAAAGGTAAACTGGCTCCCCCCGCTAAAAGCATAGTGCCTTTTCCTCCAGCTAAACTAGCTGTTCTTGTCAAAGCTTTAAAAAATATATTATCAGGATTTTTTTTATAAAAATCGTAGAACTGTTCTGGTCTTGTAAAATTATTTATTGCTTTTGCTGTTTTTTCAGCGTCGTTTTCTCTTATAAATTGATCGGGTCTTTTTTTTATTTCATCTCGTAAAGTTGCAAACGCAGGATCGTTTGGATTAGAATTAAAATTATCAAAAAGTGTATTGTGATAAACTGCATTTTTAAAAAAGTTTTTTAAACCTTTTGTTTTTTTACCTAAGTCACCTTCTCCTTTTAACAAAGATTCTTGTGGTGTAACAGCCGTGGCTTTACCATCAACAAAATCTACGTAACCTATTTTATATCCACCGGTCTTATCAGAAACTATTTTACTAATTCTTGCTACTTCTTTTTTATAATCGGGATAACTTATATTTCCTGCAGAATATTCCTTTGCTGCTTTTAATAATTGATTATCAAACTGTTTTTTAAATTGATTTAAAAATCTAGATGTTCTTTCTGCTGTCAATAAATATTTTTTAGGTAATTTAAATTCTTTAATTAAACTTTGAGGTAAAGCGTGTTCTAAATTTGATCCAGAGGATACAGCTTGTTTAGCTGCTTTTTCTACAGCTGTTACAGTATCTATAGTTTTTTTTCCAAAACCCTGTGCTTTCAAAGATTCTCTAAAAAATTTAGGATCAGGAAATCTACCTAAATCTTTTCTAAGTTGTTTAGAAATTTTAAATCTATCTGGCTGTGTTCTTATTCTACTAACATCTCCTAAAAACTCAGGAATAGTTTTATTTAATTTTGCGGCTAAGTTTTTTATAACTGTCTTATTACCATCAAGTTGTCCCTCTGGTAATTCTATGGATTCTATTGCATCCACAGTTTTTTGTAATCTTGTTGTTACTTTAGGATCTATTGGTTTCTTAAGCATTTTACCAAACTTTAAACCGTACTCGTTTTTTATTTCATTTAAAGTTGTGGTACTAATTTTATGTTTTTCTAAAACTTCTTTATTAGCCATCTTAGGTATGTCTTCTAATATAGCTTTAAGTTTTTTAGGATCTTTTTTAACCGGTGCAAACTGACCCCGACCTGCAATATCAGGACGTTTAGCTTTTTCAGTTTTTGTTAAATTTTCTTTTAAAACGTTTTCAAGTGTAGTGTTACTTTTATCCGCGTTTAAATATTTTTTACTTAAATCAGTTGTGCTTGTTCCTTTTAAATAATCTTTTTTAATTTTATCAATATTGTCTTCTACAAATTTTCTAGTCTCACTTTTAAACTTTCCTTTTTCTGATATATTTTTAATTTTATTTAAAGTTCTTTTTCCAAGTCCTCGTTCAACAGAATTTTTTACTGTTTCAAACATAACAGGCTTTCCTTTATTTAATTTAAGAACTTCTGGATGTCTTCTAATATCAGATAGTCTCATGTCTCCGTCTTTAGCAAGATCTAGTATTTTATTGTAAAGTGATGGGTTTCTACTTTTTAAAGATGAACGTAAAGCATAATCAGGTGAACCTCCTGTGTTAAACATTTCTCTAACCTCATCAGGATTCTCTAATGCATCTTTTACTTTTTCAAAGTTTTCTTTTTTTCTTTTCTTGACTTCTTTCTCTGGTTTCTTTTTTGGCTTTACAAAATTACCACCAACAGAACCACCGCCGTTAAACTTAGGACGCATGAGATACGCCATCATCTGTTGATATTGTGTTATCTTCATTATTCTCCTAGCATGTAAGCAAGACCACCGCCTGCTTTTTTAATTTTATCTTCGCCAACCTCTTTTAAAATATCATCATAAGAATCTAAACCGTCTTCTACATCTTTCATCTTACCGTCCATATCAGGTCTGACAGTTACTTCATCATACTTTGCAGCAACCTCAACAGGTTTATTATTTTTACCTATGATTGTTTCTGGTGGATCATAGGTCATATATTCTTCTGCGCCGTAATCAGCATCACCAAGTTTAATTTCTTTCCTCCCTGTATCTATCTCTTCGGTTAATTGATAGCCTTGGTATTGAGTAACTTTTTGTCTTTCAGCCGTAGCGGCAGTGTCAGTAATATCATCACCAAGCAACTTAATCTTTTCTACAAGTTTTGGAAAGTACGATGGAATACCTGTAGCTTCTTTTGCAGCTTCAACAGCTTTTGACGCAGGTTTTGCAAATTTAAAAAATTTACCAACAACAGGTAGTGCTGCTAGTCCACCCATAAGTTTTAAGAAATTTCTTCTATCCTTACTAGGCGGGCTGCCTTTTTCAAAACCTAATCTCATCAAACCACCTTCTGCTTTTTTATCAGGATCTGTTTCTTTTCTCTTTTTAATTCTTTCAATGCCTTCTTTATTCTGTTTATTCATTTTTTCTAAAAGTTCTTTTTCGCTTTTACCGCCTTGAATAACTTTAGGTTTAAAACCTTGAAATGCATCTAAGACACCTCCTGACTTGTCGTATTGATCGCTAGGATTTAGGGGTATGCCTTTTTCCATTTTATCCATAACTCTTGCAAGACGTTCGGAGTTTTCTTTTCTTTTTTTAATATCTGCAATCTCTTTTGAATCAATGGTGTTTAAAACTTTTCTTAGATCATCTTGATTCTTAATAGCTTTTTCTGCTGTAACAGCATTGTACCCACCAGACTTGAGTCGGTTAAAAATATCTTGCATAGAACTTACGATAGCTTGTTTATTTGGAAGCGAGGCGATGCCTTCTGAACTTTTAACTAACGCTCTACGAACGTAGTCATAAATAATAATTGGAACTTTGCTTGCCATTAATAATACCTCTTAGGTCTAGGGTCTTTCTTTTCATCGATATAATCTTCAGGGTGCTGAATCAATCCGCCCTGCCTGAAGCGCATGATAGCTTGTGTTGTAGAGTCCACAAGGTCGTCGTGATCGCCATTGGGGAATGCTGCACATTCCTCGATCACCTCCTCTGCAAATTTCTGATCTGGCGCCCATATCATTCCAGACTCGAAAAGCGGTGCAACGGCATTTACCCTAGCGTGTTTATCGTTACCTCTACTAGGCGTGAAATTAATCACTGGTATATCCATCTGTCTTAACTCATAAGTTAAGGGAAGTCCAGATGCTTTTGCCTCAACAATTACAGACTCAGGCTTCCAATACTCATATTGCTGTAAAGCTAAACGTCTAAGCTCTGGAAACTCGTACCTGCCTTTGATGGCGTCTAATAATATAAGATTAGCTGGACTATCTTCATTTGGATAAAATATACCCCATGTTGTAATAGCTGAATAATCAGCAGACTCCTTTTTAAGGAATGCTGTATCGTAAGATTGTATAACGTGATGAAGAGGTGGAATAGTATCTTTGTTATAAACTCTCCACCATTCTCGTTTTAATATAGCTCCTTCTTCACTTGTTGGTGATTGCATCCATTGTGCGTTCCATTTGCCAACAGGTAGTGAAGCTTTAACTTTCTCTAACTCTTCTAAGTTCCAATACTCTGGCCACACTGGTCCGTGTTCCATGATCGCCGGAAACTCGACCACGTGCCACTGATCAGACTTTGCCTCTTTCTGAGAAGCAACTAACTTAGCTGTTAGATCTTTGGTTGACCAACGTGTCATTACTAAAACAATTTTACCACCTGGTTGTAAACGCTGACGTGGTCCTGATGTATACCATTCATAGGCAGACTCTAATGCTGTTGGAGACAATGCATCTTGTTCCGAGTGTGGATCGTCAATAATCAATAAGTCCGCACCACGGCCCGTGATAGCTCCGCCAACACCAGCAGCAAAATATTCACCACCTTGTGCCGTCTCCCAACGACCTGCGGCTTTCGAATCTTCTTGTAAAGTTGTACTAAAAATTTTTCTATAATCTTCTGAGTCGATAAGATGTTTTGCCTTACGGCCGAACCGTACGGCTAGTTCGCCAGTGTGCGTGGCTTGTATAATTTTTAATTTTGGATTACGGCCCACCATCCACGATGGCAAGAGATAAGAAGCAAACTCAGACTTCGTGTGCCTTGGTGGCATGTTAACTATTAATCTAGTTATTTCACCTGTAGCTAGTTTATTAAATTTTTCTGCAATGTGTCTGTGATGTGAGCCTTCAACAAAATCAGGCCACATACATTTTACAAAAGATAGAAAATCACTCTTAGCTTTGTTCTGTATCTTTTTCTCAGCGTGTAGCAGTTGAAGTCTTTTAAAAGCCTTTCGTACGTCTGCGGGTAGTTTCTCTATATTGACGTTATTCAAATTCATAATTCATTTTAGCACTTTTTTTAGCATTTTCCATCCACCAAAGTGGCTGCAGATTATGCTTTCCAAAAGCTTTCTTTTGTATTTCTAAGTCATTTGCAAGATCAAAATTATCTTTATAGTATTTTAGAGGAATAACATGGTCAATAACCCAGCCATCTAAAACCCCATAGTTATCCCAAGACATTCCAGGTTTCCATAGAGACTCTAAATGCTGTTTAAGTTCTTTTCCGTTTTCAACACCTAAACGAGTATACACATCGGTCATGTGTGTGCTTCTTCTATAGCTTGCACCCAAAACTTTTTTAGTTCTAAGTCTCATTCTCCTTATTAGTTTATATGCAGGGTCATCTTTTTTTCTTTTTGTATCCCACTCAACATGTTTTCTATTATTAATAATTCTCCTTGTCTCAGCATCTGGTCTATGTTCCGTGCCCCACGCTGCAAGATTTCTTTGTCTCAAAGCTTCTGCTTGATTTGCCTCATGTGTTTTTTTACATTTATCATTACAAAAATTTCTTCTGTTATTTGAAATTCTGACATCAGAATTTTTAGTAATGTAAAAAGTCCAATGCTCGCATACTTTAGTTTTTTCAAGATAAAATTTATGGTACTTAAAATAAGTTCTTATTTTTCTGCAAAGTTTAAAAATTTTGAAAAAAAAATTTATAAAATTTTTTGGACCTGTTTTTAAAATCATTTTTTTATATTTACGGGGATAACTATGAACCCATAGGTAAATCTGATTCTCAGAGTAGAAACGCCACCACCACATTGGTAAAAATCTTTTTTCATATAGTCTATATTTTTCACCACAGCCATAACTACAATAGCTACGCTTTCTTCTTATTTGTTTTTTAGTTTTGTAAGTGACAAGACAATATCTACATGTATGGACCATAACCTCTTTTCTATGTTTTCCTTTAGGCCATCTAGGTAATAATAATATTTTTGCAGGAGCAGGCAATAAGAGAGGGGCAGTAGGTGGACCATAAAATTCTAGTTTATCTATATGTATATATTTTCCTCTAATCAAAACCATCTTCTTCCTTTTACCAGAAGAAAACAAAGGTCCTGGTTCTACAGGAGTATAATATTTTTTATGACGACCATTTGGATAAACGTACTTACCATTTATTTTATATAAATATTTCTTGGCTTTCATAACTTTATTAATCAAAACGTTTTTATCAAGGCTGTCTTTCTAAATCAAGGCATATATAGCAAAGTAGTGGGACCCCTTTTTTTGTGTTTCTTGGGGGTGGTTGCGATACAACCTATGATTGAGTTCCGATATGGGGCCCCGAGGCCCGAAGGGCCGAGGACCATGGCGCGCCCGCAGGGCGCGCCACAACCTATGGTTGTTAGTCTAGTAATACCATATAAGCTTTAGCATTCATCTTACTAAACTTACTTAATCCCTTTTGCATAGCGTCATACTTCTTGTCGATCTCATCTTGTTTAACTTGCATATATACTTTGTGTTCGTCCTCAGTTAGGTCAATACTTTGTCCTGAGAATGGGTTAGTTGTTTTAATCATAGTCCTATACTATCCTACTATTAATCGTTTGTCAAATGTTCATCTGACCTTAACCAGTTCCCCTCAGTTAAATGATACGTCTGCTCACTAAGCTTACGCTCACGATTAAATGTTATTGGTCGTTGAGCCACGATATTTTGTATGTTAGCATTAATCCAATCATTCTGACAACCAGTAGTACAAAAGATTGCAAATGTTCCATTACCATGGTCCATGGAAAAATATGCGTTACGTCCTTTGAGCCTTTTAGTTGATTTATTAAATCGGTCCTTGGTCGGTCGTGTATGACAATTCGGACCCTGACAAGGATATTTCATTTAGCCCTCACACTTATTAAGACAAGTACGATTATTGTTATCATAAAAGTAAATTCAATCATGATGACCTATACCCCTCTATTCCAATAGCAATGATACCCGCTATAAGAATAACGGAAAGCCCGATAGGGCTTTCCATAAATATTAAAGATAATAATTCAACCATTGTATATACTCCACATTCCAAAGATAAATGCCAAAGACATTATTATAATCCAAGTCATGCTAACCTCTCTCTAATCTTTGCATAATCTTTAAGAGCAATAGATGGGAATTTAATTTTTCTTTGTCCCGTTGCGTTTCTCCAACCATTTGCGTCTAAATCCCAATAGACTAAACATTGGTCGCCTTTTTTTGACACGAAACTTTTGCCTTTAGTTCCGTCTGGTTTATCCAACTGACCTTTACGTGTGATAAACTTTGCGTGTTTTTTTGCGAAGTAAGTTATATAAAACATTTCGTCCTTTCTGTTGTTAACCTATCCTACAATAAATAGGATAGGTTGTCAAGTGTTAATTAACGCTTTGTTTTTCGTATTGTATTCTTGCCTTAATTTTATCCTCTCTAGTTTGATTTTTGTTTTTCATACCTTTGATTAAGTTTGCAAGATTGCTTGGATTGTAGATTGTTAAACCAGTAGAGTTAGTTCTAACTAATTCTGCCTCATCAACCTTGATACCAAGTTCAGTTGCTAACTCAATACCCTCGCTTAGATATCTGTATGCTTTCAAACCAATCTTTAATTGGTCTGTTTGTTTTTGCAAACTATCTATCCAAGTTTGGTGTTTGGAAACAACATTAGCTTTCGCCTCTCGCCACATTAAAAAGATTTCATATTCTTTTTTTGTACAAGCTATTGCTCTACTTCTACAATGGCTAGTTCCAATGACATCAAGTTCAAATTGTTTATCAAACTTTGAAGTCATACCACTATGTTCATCATAACGACCTTTACCTAGAAACTTATTGTTAGCGTCAAGGTGTTTGGTCTTATGTGGGTTGTTATCTTTACCAGATTGTTGAGCTATAATATCTGGATTGCAACCACCCTCTTTTAGTTCCTCACGATAATAGGCATGGGCAAAATGATCGTTCTCCTCACCACCACCATACTCATTACCATTTAGATTGCCATACAATCCAAAGTCAAAGTGTGATGAAGTATCTTTGCTTTCGCCATCATCATCAACATCTTCATTGTGTGAGAAGTAAAAGCATTTATCTTTTGCCACTACATCACACGGATTGCCATACTTTTTCTTGAAAGTTCTTAGTGTGGCTACATCATCAGTAGGGTAAGACCTTTCCACTACTTGCTTGGCAAGTGTATGAGCTGATTGTTGAGCTATGTTAAAGTTCTCTCTACTTTCCATAAATGCTTGACGTTCCTGAGTATCTTCTTTTTCGAATACATCTTTAATTTTATTAAAGAGCTTGTTTCGATACTCGGTGTTCATTCTTATTTTTGACATATATGTCCTTTCTGTTAGTGTTTATAATTATCCCACATTATCCCTTGACAAAGAGTTTGTCAATCATTATATTAAGTTAGGATTAACCTATGTGAGAATATGCCAAACATAATCTAATACACGCATAGGTTGTCCTTTCAGGCTCCTGAGCATGAGCCTTGATAATAACTGCTCGGGCCTTGAGCCCTGATCCAAAGTTGGTTGACTGAAATCGCGTCCCTTTGGATCTGGGGTCAAGCGACTGTGAGTATAAACACTAGAACAGGGCGTGAGCATTACTGGATTGATCACCAGCGAGACGGCTAATCAGAAGATGCGCCGGCCCCCCGTGGCTCTTGGCCAAAGCTTCAAGCTGCAAGCTTCAAGCAGCAAGCCACAAGCTTGCCACAATCGTGTGGTAC